TTGTTCTGTAAGAGTTGTAGCTGTAGGGTTGATATATTTATTTGTATCGGTGCTTTCAATATTATGTCCTGATGCTGAATAGGAGTAGCCTGTACGATACTGATGACTTGTGATGGTTTCATTTATTACTGATTCCGAAGTGCTTGAAGTTTGAGAACTTCCAGATCGGAATTGAGGCACAACTGGAACGGCTAATGTTCTTATAGGTAGTGCTAAAAATAGTAATAAACAAAGTTTTCTCAATCTATGGTAATGGTTACTGTAGTTGACGCAACGCAGCTAGAACCTGATCCAAATGCACCAGAACACGTTGTAACACCTGATGATAAACTCGTCATCGCTCCAGAACCTAAAGTCCCTCCAGAACCTATGGTTGTAGTTCCCGACAGATGAGGTAATGCTGCTATGCCTGATGATGGTGTAACAGCAGAAGGAGTTGCATCTCCCATTGTTATTGCTTCTGTTAGAGAAAAAGCTGATCCTGCTGTTGTGATAGCTTTATCAGTTTGAATCAAAGCTGGAACGCCAGCAGTTAACGACCCAATATTAAGTCCTCCGATCTTACCCGAAGTGGATGACCCTCCTGATGTCACGCTAGGAGTTATATTATTACCGCTAATACTGTACGTAGTTCCCAATTTATTAGTCACAGAGTACGGCATATCTACACTTATCTGTGCAGATGTAGTGAATTTTTGAGTTATATCAGCGTAAGCTGGTGCTGATAATAGAAATAGAAATGGAAGAAGTTTTTTCATGTGTCTAGTTTACCGTTAGATTTTACGTCTTTCCCAGTAATAGGATCGACTCTGATTACATCAGGTTTACTTGTAATTAATTCTATTGGTTGTTTTATTACTATAGTTTGTACACCACCATTGGTGTTGCCGATATTACCGTTCTCTCCTTCTTTCTTTTTCTTTTTCGCTCCAGTAGCAGCCCCAACAGAAACACCCCATCCAGCAAGGATATTTCCCAGTAAACCTGCGGCAAAAGTTGAATCCACTCTAGGTTGATCTGGAATATCAAGACCAAATAATTTATTAGGTAGCTTTATATATCCAAGAGACAGAACTATTAAACACCAAGCAAGGATAGCTCCTTGTGCAGTAGTGCTTACTAAAAACATTATCTTTTCTTGATAGTCAGGTTTATCATCATCTAATTGCTTTTTATTTTCGATTGTTTTATCTGCCATAACTTGTTTTATTAGTCATACTAGACATAATTACGAATTTAAGCAAATGCCAGAAGTTTATGGAGCGTTAATAGGAGCAGCAGCCACCGCTTTTCTTATGGTTTTATCTAATATGAGTAATCGAAGGGAAAGAGATATTAGAGAATTATTTAATAGAATAAATCAATTAGAAAAGGTGGTAAGTAGGATAGAAGGCCAAAACCGCTAATGTTTGGTATGTTTGGAATAGATAACATACACAAATGGTAAAGTTTTTAAAGCCTCTGTTACTAAAGTTTCTTTCTACGTCAGCTTGCAAGCAGTTAGTTGTGGACTTGTTACGAGCCATCTGCAAGCAAACATCTAATAATGTTGATGATCAGGCAGTAGATTTTTTAGAGCAACAATTATTTCCAGGTAGACCTGTATCATCTTTACCACGATGAAAGATGACGGGTTTATGAAAATGATTAATAGTAAACTACCTCCTGAAGCAGAACTCTTAATAGAAATAAGATGTAGAGAGGTGATGGCCTGTAAAGATACAGACCAAGTAAAAGCATTTTGCATAGACCTTATGAAAAATCATGCAAGAACCGAAAATGTATTATCTAACGCAATGATGCGTGTAATAGAACTGGAAGCAACACTATCCGCTATAAAAGCATCTATAAGAAAACCAGTAAATCCTATAAAGAAGTTTTTTCACATCTCCTAATCTTTTTCTAATTCACTAATTCGTTTATTTATAGCGTCATATCGAACACAATATTCCTTCATCTCTAAATTATTAAACCAGAATTGATTTTGTAATTCTGCTAACTGCTGTAAATAATTTTCTATCAAGTCTCTGTTATCCATATTATTTTAAGATATTGCTCGTATTAATGTATGTTGTGCGTGTTCACTTGATTTATTATCGTTCCATAGAATCTCGTAATAATAAGTTGATGTACCTTTTCGGTTTTGTTTAAGTAAAACTTCTTTTACTCTGCCATATCTTTTTATAAAATCTTCGGTTGAAGAAAATAAAGTTTTCCTTAGAACTCTGTCACCAACTTCAAATCGTTGACCTATTAAATATTTTTGTGTCACTTTTTTGAACTAGGCTTACGGCCATCAATACGTCTTTGGACCGATTCTCGCCACATCAATTCGTCTTTAGCTTCAGCAATTTTATATTCAGAACTGGGAAATTCACGCTCCAAAGCTTCGTAGGCTACCTCTCTAACCCAGGCAGTACCCTTTATGCCTTTCTTTTCGGCTGATTTTTCTATAAGTTCAGCCCTGTTTGGGTCGATAAGAACTTGATAATAACTTTTGTTTCCGTGTCTTAGAGCCATTTACAATGTTGTTCTTGTACTACTCTACCACCAAAAAGGCAAATCGGCTTTTTCAATCTGCTTTTTTACATAGTTTTTTCTAGCCTGACTACGCTGTTTAGTCTTGCCAACACGAACTTCTCTAGCTTTCTTCAAAAATTCTATGACACTAGCCAAATCTTTTGAAGTTGCGTTAGGAATCTGTTTGTACAGATCCTTCATCAGTTCTGTTCTTATATTCTTCTGCATAAGCTACAGGCATTACATCAATAAGTGTTTTGTAGTATTGTACTCCAAGCTGTTTATTGTGCTTGGAGATATACCATCCGTTTTCATTTTTACAAATACCAATCATTTTTTACTCCATAATTTAATTAGTTGTTCAAGCTCTTCGATACGTTTACGAGCAGCTTCAATCTTCTGTTGTTTGGTCAATGAACTTCACTCCACTTATCACCAATAGATACTTCTGCTAATGCAGGGATCTCACCTAACCATTTTGCTTCAGCTTTTTCCATTGTAGTTTTAAGAATTTGAGCCCACTCATCTGCAATATCTTCCTTAACTAAAAGAAGCAATTCATCGTGCACGGCTGCTGCAATTCTTACTTTATCCTCACCAGCTTTCTTAACTTGTGTCCATAAATTACCCAACGCACATTTAAGTATCGCTGCACCAGCACCTTGTATGGGCGTGTTACATCTGACAGTTACACGGTTAAGATCACCCTTAAGAAACCTACGCATATTAGAAACAGGAATCCTAGTCTCAGGCCATTCATCTCCATCCGTGGAACGTACCAAATAATTCATTTCCTGCTGCCAACTTTTGATACCGCTATATGTAGTGAGCCAGTTATCTCTAACCTTTGCAGCTTCGTCTGATGACATAATTACACCACTACTACCAGCGTAATTACGCAAACCTTCTGCACCTGCACCATATAACAGACCAAAGTTTGCTGACTTGGCTATCTGTCTATCGCAACCCATCTGCTGTGCTGTGTAATCATGTAAATCATCACCACGTTTAAAAGCAGCAATCATATTTTTATCATTAGCTAGTGCAGCAGCTAACCTTAATTCCATCTGTGAAAAGTCAGCGTCAACTATCTTCCAACCTTCAGGAGCTTGTACACATTGTCTGAACTCAGAATCTCTGGGAATCTGCTGATTATTAGGCTTGATACTGGACATTCTTCCTGTATCTGCACCCAACTGCATATATGAAGCTCGTACATATCCATCGTCAGACATTTTATCCAAGATACTTTCAATCATCTGCCTACGTTTTTCTCTACGTTTCCAAGTCATAAGTGTTTGGATCGTAGGAGAATCAGCAGCACAACTCTTCAAAGCATCTTTAGCAACACTAGGCTTACCATCTTTATTTACTGGAGTGTAACCAAGAACTAATTCAAGTTTTTCAAGTAATTGTTTAGAGCTTTTTATGTTAAATCCTGCGTACTTTTTAGTTCCGAGTCTTTTAGATCCCTCGTCTTTCGCACGTAAGTTAACCGAGCCATCCTCATTTCTAGGTAGCTTCTTTCCAACTGGTAAGTCATTATCAAGTTCTCTGATAAATTCATTACCCAGTTCTTTAATGTCATCCTCATAATCTGTACGACATTGCTCTAGTTCCTCTCTATTCCAGGGTAGCCCTATCCTCCACATTTGAGCCATAGCTGGAAGTGCCCGACATTCAAGTGCATATGCTTTTTCTAGTCTCGCTAGTCTTATCTTCTGATCTAGTACATTATCTAGCTCAAGTAGTATTTCAATATCTTTAGCAGCATAAGTTAACTGTTCTTTAGATAATGTTTCTAAACCCCAATTAGACTTTTGCTGTTCTTTAGATACTTCCATATTTAGCTGTCTTTTAGCTAGTGCATCCAGACCATGTTTAGTCTGTGGAATACCATTGGTCAGTAGTCTGCTGGCTATCATGCTGCACCTAACAAAACCATTTATATGTATGCCCTGTTCCTGTAACCAAGCTATATCAAATACAGCGTTGTGAGCTAACCAGAATCTATTGGTACTACTGAAGAAATCTTCTAAATAGTTCCAATCACTTTTCTCTAACTCAAAGCAGTCAATCACCACTATGGTTCGTGATGAATAACAACCCAACTGAATGAGCCTTAGTTTGCCCTCTTCTGGTTGTAGTTGTAAAGTTTCTGTATCAAAAGCCAAACTGTGTGCTGTCTGTAATCTTTTGAGTTCCTGTATTCCGTAATAAACTGAATACTCTTGTTTAGTCATTGTTGAGGTCATGGAAGAACCTATAAATATGTTCTGTTACTGTAGCACAGTAGTTTAATTAATCCAACTATTTAACTTTTTTTGAAGTGTTCTGACATTTAATTGTGTAGAGATTGCAACGTCCAATCCACAGGCAACAGCTTGTAGCACCTGACAATGAAAATACTCTGCTTCCCAGTAATCAACTTCGTTAACTTTTATAGCTCTACCGTACCCATCATATTCTGTATATCGGACAGTAGCTATTGGGCTATCTTCAAATCTTGGGATCTGATAAATAGCCACATCTATGTTTGTTCTGCTCATTTACTAATTTTCCCAGAATTTGTTCATTTCCTCTATATACCCAGACCCATCGGTGTATAAACCCTTTTTCGTTCCAGTAGAAGGGGTTTCATTAACAATCGGTTTTGTATAAACTCCCTCTTTGTATAAACTCTTTTCTTCTTCAGGAGTTTTTACAAAATTAGGGTTTTTACAAATCTCTTTGTTAATCGAATCCGTTCCAGCATCTACATTATTAGGTTTATACACACCTTCACGGGGTATATCACGCGGGAGAGAAGAAAATAACTTAGGTAATTCTTTTCCAATAGCTTTATAAAATTTAGGTGGTCTACCTCCTTTATTTATATCCTTTGGAACGTCTACTTCTTCAATTAATTTCTGATCTTCCAATTTATTTAAGCTATATATGATGGCTCGTTTTCTATGCGAACCACCCAATGTATCGTGTTCAACCAAATCTTTAACACAGAATGGCTTGTTCTCTTTTCTCATAAAACGCAATATATCCAAAGTATGTTTGTTTGGAGTGTCTACCACAACTTCTTCTGTACGCTCTGGAGCAGGGGTTATAGAGTATGTGTAATCAGGTAGCAGGGTAAATATCATATTCAACCCTTCACGGTCCTCTCTGGACTTTTCAACGCTTACTAGACGACTATTCGCTGTTAACCCCATCTCCGCAGCATCATTCAAAGATAATTTACGCATATTCCAAGTTTCATCCACAGCATTTTTAATCGCAGATGTACCTCTGAACTTACCTTCCTTCGTATTGTGATGAATAATTATGATCGAACAAGCCGGAAAGTCCTGTCCATTACGTCTAACAAGTTTCTTTATAGGTAATGCATACTCTCTTCTGTTCTCTTCATAAGGGTTACTGTCATTACATCCATCCAAACTATCAATAATCACTAGATCGTACGCATACTTATTCTGCATCTTTTTAAATCTTGAGTACCATTGCATATCCCACTCAGTAACCACCCTCACATTTTTATCACAACCAATCAACTTCATCTGCCTACGCAATATCCTCTCGTTCTGATCCCCATTCAACCAAAGAACCTTACCAACTGGAACGTTAACCAATCCACCATAAACATTAAAAGCTTTACCCTGTCCAATGTGCTTACCTATTGTCTGACACATAGCAGTCTTACCAGTACCACCATCAGCATGAACCAACAGAGTCCACGGCTTCGGTAACAATCCCGGAATCAAGTATTCAAAAGGTGTGTCATCCAACTCATCAGGAGTCAGAGGTTTCTGCCCTTTAGTCCTATGAAACATTTCATGGGTATCAACTAACCTTTCAATCTCAGCAGCATTACCACGTTTAGCTTCAATAGCTAATTTATGGACCGCTTGGTTATGTAACGCAGGGTTTTCATTCTTAGGATCATTGTCAATCTCGATATATCTCTGTATCAGATCCTCACCATCCAGTATCTCTTCTTTGTACCTAAGTGGGATAGCCTCTACATCTTCAATAATTTTATCTAAACCAGTAGCCTTAAATCTCTTTCTCTCTGGATCGACTTCATCAGCCAATTCAATCAAGTGAGACATATTGTATCTCGCACCATCATTTCTCCAAGTTGCATACCATCTAGCAGCACAAGGATCTAAACCATCTTCCCAACAATGCTCATAATCAGGATCTCTTCTACTCCACTCAGTCCATAACTCCAAACCTTCAATTCCAGGCAATTCATTGTTTATCATTGCCCCTATTTCCCACCAATAGTCCTCACTATTTGGTCCTTTATATCCGATAACGCTTAAGCAGCCACTAACAATAGCAACTCTTTCTTCCTTACTTCTTTTACTCCATCTGTTATCTGTGTATTTAATATCAACATCTTTATTATTCTTCTTATACTGATCCTTCATACGAGACAGTAACCACTCTGGAGCGTCTGGTACTTCATACAAACTTCCCTCTAAATTATATTCACCTTTACCAACTCCTTCTTTGTAATACTCACCAGCTACTACACCTTGACCACCCCACAATATTTCCCAACCTTCATGTCCAGCAGCAGTCTGACTTATAGATGCAACCTCACCTACTAAATCCTCTGGTACTTTGAACAAAAACTTAGCAGCATTTTTTCTAAGAGAAGTAACCTTTGGAGCGTTTTTTAAATCCTTTCCCCACTTCTTTTCAATAGCACCTAAGTTCTTATCTACGTCAAATATCACAAGACCATCTGATTTTTGTCCTGTAAAAATACCAATAGCCTTAAATTTATCTGGCTCTCTTTCGATCATTAAAGCTGAATCATTAACTGTTAATGACTGCTTCCACGCTTTACCGTAAGGAACTTTACCGTCTGACACTCTATCTGGGCTTGCATCATTCCTTTTTGGAAGTGCAACCCCCTGTGCATATATAGGACAAGTTACCCAATTAAGAGGAATATCGGGAATAAAACTTTTTCCATTCATGTGTTACAATACCTACTGTAGACTATATGTTGAAACCCTGAAGGAACTCCACCCTTTAGGGTTTTCTTATTATATACCATTGACATTGATTTGTCTATGTACTACAATAGTAAGGCAACTCAGGCTTCTATAGCCAACACGCATTATGCCTTTCATCTCAGCCAAAGCTAGAGAAGATGCTACTTCAACAGCTAGCACAAAAGACAATTACTTGAATCCATCAAGCGTCAAAAGCGGACAAAAAGTACGTTTCACTTTATTAGCAGAAGAGCCTTTCATGTTCTACGAACTATGGGGCAATGATGTTAACGATCCCCAAAAACGTAAACCATTCCGTTTCAGCGAAGAACCAACTAACGAGGACATTGCAGTAAAACTAGGTGATGACTTTGTTAGATCTCTTACACGAGATGGCAAAGGTCCAGAAGCTTGCAAAATAGCTCAAGCAGTTCCGGTGTATAACTACGACATGGAACGTGTACAGGTATTTTCATGGACACAAAAAACAGTTACTCAAGCATTGGATAACATAAGCCAACTAGAGGATTATGAAGATTCAATGACTCAATGTGATTTCTACTTATCCCGTGACGGAGAAGGTACAGACACAAGATACACTGTGCAAGCTGCCCCAAAGAAAAAGGCTATGGTTAAAACTGTAGACGAAGCATGGGACACAGCCCAAAACGAAGGATTTGATCTAACCCGTCTAATAGATGGTGGCGATCCTTTCAAAGAAGCTGAATAATCACCATTAAAAGGGGTCATTTACTGGCCCTTTTTTGTCCTTATTTTTATCTATGTACTACGTATGAAAACTTATTTCAATCAAGATATTCTTGATAATGTGGAAGTGTCTATCGAACCTATTACTCCGATACAAGCTACCGAATACATTTCTCACAATTATGACTATAACCGTAAAATAGCTGAACCTAAAGTTAACGATCTATCAACAGAAATGAACATGGGTAGATTCTATTTAGGAGATAGTGCTATTTGTTTTAACGAAGAGGGAGCTTTAATAAATGGTCAGCACAGGCTAAACGCTTTGATTAAATCAGATACTACACAAGTATTTATTGTGGCTCGTAATATGCCCGAAGTCAGTCTTAAAATAATGGATATAGGAGCTAAAAGAGACACAGCAGATCGTGTAACTTTAAGTGGTGTTCGTATAACTAGAAGAGAGCAAGCGGTTATAAAAAACGCTATGACTCCTTTTAATAGTGGAATTATGGGAGTACAAAAGTTTAACCATAATAGATACGACTCCCAAATTGCTAATTATTTCACTAGAACTAAATACTTTTTTGACTGTTGTAATAATGAGCATATATTAAGTAGTGGACAAAAATATAAAACATTCATAGTATGTGCAGCCTTAAAAATATTCTTACAAATGAATAAGGATAATAAAGAGTATGCACATGGTATGTCAGCTATAGATAGAGCTTTCCATTTTATGTATGTAACGTGTAATCAAACATCAGTTAAGCAAGCTATCAACCTTGAATATGACAAAAGTGCTTTAGCCCTAAAACAAAGAATGGAACAATTTAGGGAAAATACACATGGATCGTTTTGGACTACGCCTGAGTGTTATAGAAAAACTATGAACCTTGCATATAACTTTATGTTAGGCAATCCTGTACAAGTAATGAAAGCAGTTAAACACGATAGGTTTACTGATTTCGACAGACTTGTAGATTACTATTGCATCTCTAATTAATTAGGTTATAGTAATTATGGGAACGTGTATTTATTTACCACTTATGGGAACGCTAGACAAACAAAACGCCCTAGCCTCCCTAAGAAAGTGGACTCTAATTCAAGATAATAGTGGACCGTACAGAGTCTACCGTGATGGTGACGACAATATATATCACTCAGTTACACATATTTTAAAAGAAACCGCAGCACCCCACACAAAAGATGCTCTCGAAAAATGGTTACAAAGACCTGACTCTCCTATGGAACGTGATATTGCCTGTGAAAGAGGAAGGCTGGCTCACGCTAATGCAGAATTTATCCTCAAACTGGCAGCCAAATTCTCCAGGCAAAACGCAAATAAGCGAGGTCTATGGCGAACAGGTGATGATGGATTGGAACGCTGCCCGAAAAAAGTTACGCAATGGGCTCTCCAGAAAGCAGCCGAATCCGCACCGCGTGTTAGCTGG